CCAGGCTGAGCAGTTCTCGCTTGCCGATTGGGAGTATCTGGTCACGCGCGCAACGGGGCGCGCCGGCAACGTTCCCTTCGCGCAGGTCGTCGGCGACGCCAATCCGGCCGGCTCGTATCACTGGATTCTGCAGCGGCCACGGCTTAAGCTGCTCGAGTCCAGGCACGTGGACAACCCGGCGCTGTACGACGACGATGGCAACCTGACCGAGCAAGGCTGGCGCACGCTCGAAGCGCTGGAATCCCTGACGGGCGCGCGCAAACAGCGGCTTTTCCACGGCAAATGGTCGCAGGCCGAGGGCGCGGTCTATGGCGAGGAGTTCAGCAACGATAACTTGACCGACGACGAGCCTGATCCAGACCTGCCCGTCGAATTAGCCGCCGACGACGGATACAATCCCGATCCGCGCGCCATCCTGTTCATCCAGCGCACGCCGACACGCATTTTGATATTCGACGAGCTGTATCACACGCGGCACCTGGCCGAGACGTGCGTCAATGAAATCGTGCAGCGCTGCGGCGAGCGGTTCGGCTGGGCCGACGAAGAAAAGACCGTTCCGCAGAACTTGCCCCAGCTATGCGTCGGTGGCACGGAATCAAAGGAGCTCGGAGAGCGGTTCCGGCTGGCCGGCATCCCGTACCGGGGCGGGACGCACAGCCCGATGACGGAAGGCATCGAGGTGGTGCGCCGGCTCATTCGCGACGCGAACGGAGTCTGCATGATTCAGATCAACCGGCGTTGCACGAACCTGATCGGGGAACTGTCGGATGGCTACCAGTATCCCAGCGCGGAATCGAAGCGAAGCAAGCTGGATGTGCCGGTGGATGCGAACAACCACGGATCCGACGGCTTGAGGTATTGGTGCTACAAGAGGTCAAGATGATTGCCGAGGCCTCCGCTGTCGTGACTGCCGCGATGAACATACCCGGTTGGACGCCGCCTGTCATGCTGGCGCTACTGGCCGACCTGGCGCGCGGCAAACAGACTGTCGTCGAAATCGGCTCCTGGCTGGGCCGCAGCGCGGTCGCGATGGCGCAAACCTGCGCGGGCACTGTGTATTGCGTGGACACCTGGCACGGGGATGCCGGGACCCAAGCGCAGGCCGGCCCGGTGGATGACCCGCTGGCGCACTACCGAAAATTTCTAGCCCACATCGCGCAGGCTGGCGTCTCATACAAAATTGCGCCCCTCTTTCAGGACAGCCGGCAGGCTCACGCGCTGTTCGCGCGCACGCCCATCGACCTGTTGTACATCGACAGCGACCATGCCTATAACTCCGTGTGGGACGACCTGTCGAATTGGACGCCGCTTCTGGCGCCGGATGGCGTCGTGTGCGGCGATGACTACAACTATGTCAGTGTGAAACAGGCGGTCGAGTCTTTCTTTGAGGAGAGATGGCTTCTGCGTGTCGAAGCCGGCGGCAGAATGTTCATAGCGGAGCGGATAAAATGACTGTCATCGACCAATCTCTCACGCGCGCCCAGGCTTTCGATTGGAAGCGCGCAGTGTATTGGCTCATCGGCCTGGCGCCATTCGTGGCCGGTTTCGTCATCGGCCTGGTCGTTCGTGTCGTCAAGGTTGCCGTCGGCTTTTTCCTGGAGGGGTACGCACGCGGAGCGAGGGTTAGGTGAGCATCCTAGACAACGCGCTCAGACGTGTGGATGGCAAGGCGCTGGCCGATTTACATCCAGAGCTGACCGACCGGCAGCACATCCTCACGTTACGCAGTGACGAAGTGCCGGCTTGGCAGCCGGGCTATTCGTATCTGGACGCGCTGGGCGACTGGGAATGCTACGTCTGGGTGCGCAAGGCCGTCAAAGTGCTGGCCGACAACTTCGCGTCTGTTCCGCTGCGGATTCAACGCGATAATACGCTGACGGATAAGCACGACCTGCTGACTCTGCTCACGGATGTCAACGACCAGATGAGCAGCTATAATCTCTGGGAACAATACATCATCGACATGATGCTGGGTGGTGAAGAGGGATGGGAATTGGTGCGCGGAAAACGCAGCAAAGCCTACGTGGAAATCTGGCCGCGCCAGCCGCACACCATCAAGGTCGTTCCTGACAAGGCTCTCAAGCGGTACTTCAAGGTCGCTGAATACGTCATTGACGACATGCAGGCTCCTGCGTACCCCTTGCCGCCTGACGAATTCCTCCACTTCAAGTTTTTCAATCCCCGCAACCCGTGGCGCGGTATCAGTCCCTTCACTGCGGTCAAGCTGTCCATCGTCATCGACCAGCTGGCGCAGATCTGGGAGCGGCTCTTCTTCAAGAACAGTGCGCGCCCGGACTTCGCCGTCATCTCTACGGCTTCGACCAAGGACGAGCGCGACGAGATCCGCAAGCAGCTCAAGGGCGAATACGGCGGTGTCGGCAGCGCGCACGAGCCGATTGTCCTCGAAAAGGATGTGAGCGACATCAAAACCATTAGCTGGCCGCCGAAAGATTTGCACATGGAAACGCTGCGCGCGATGAGCCGCGACGAAGTTGCGGCCATCGTCGGCGTGCCGGACATGGTCATGGGTTACGGCGCGGACACGTACGACACCGAGGAAAAGCGAACCGCCGCTTTGCGGATGCTGTGGTCGATGACGATCGTCCCGCTGGCGACGCATCGCGACGTGCAGATGACGGAATATTTCAGACGGGTGGGCGTGCTGCGCCCGGACGAGTCGGTCGTCTCCGATTTCAGTCACGTCTCGGTTTTGCAAGCCGACTTCGGCGCGAAGGTCGACCAGGCCAACACGCTATTCGGCCTGGGCGTTCCGCTGAATGTCATCAATGCGCGGCTCGATTTGGGACTGCCGAGCATCGCCGGCGGCAATGTGGGCTATCTGCCACTGAACCTGGTGCCCATCGGTACGGCGCAGCCCACCCCCCCCAAGCGCCTTAAGGCTGCGAACACAATCGAATATGACGGCGATGAGCACAAGCGTCTGGACGCGCTGCACAAGCAGCGCCTGACGCCGCGCCAGCGCCGCGTGCGGCAGGCCACGATTGACATCTTCCAGCAGCAGCAGCAGGATGTGGCGGCCGGCCTGCGCGCCGCCGATGACCTGGCGGCCTTCGCCGACGATCCGCTCGACCGCGATATATGGGACGAGCGCGCGGCGTCCATCATGCTGCCTGTTCTGTCCTCGGTGATGGCGGACGTGGGCAATGACGCGCTCGACGACCTTGGCCTAGACGGCGCGTTCGATGGCGAACTACCGCACATCGTCGAGGCGATGCGCCGGCAGGCGCAGAGGTTTGCGCAGGAGATAGATGAGACGACATGGGACAGGCTGCGCAATTCGCTCGGGGATGGGCTTGAAAACGGCGAAGGTTTGAATCGCCTGATGGAGCGCGTCGAGGAAGTGATGGCCGACCGCATCCGCTCGAGCAGCGAGACGATTGCGCGGACGGAGACGGTCCGAGCGACGTCGACGGGAACACGAGAAGCCTGGAAGCAATCCGGCATCGTCGAAGACAAGCAGTGGATCAGCGCGCTGATTCCTGGCCGGACGCGCGACGACCACGCGGCGGCGCATGGCCAGGCGGTCGGATTGGAAGAGGATTTTGATGTCGGCGGATGCAGCGGTCCGGGTCCTGGCGAGACAGGCTGTGCGGACCAAGACATCAATTGTCTGTGCAGCATGGCGGCGGTGGTGGTGGCCGAGCGCCGGCGTATGTCTGTGGAAATACCGGAACGCACTTTAGTGTCAGGCCGGCGACTGTCGAGGAACGGACACGGCCAGGCGATAATGGCATGAGCGATATATCCACCAGACTCCCGCTCAAGGTCAACATCGTGCCTGGCACGATGAATCTGACGCCGGCTCAAATCGAAGTGACGCGCGAGATGGGCGCCGTCGAGCGGTTGGGCCGGCCGGCGCTGCTGACGCTGCGCTACGACGGCGATCGCTGGCGGCTGCACGAGGCAGGCGCGCCTCGGATGCTGACCCGAAACGGACGGTGCGCAATGGACGACGAGGATGAGAACGACGGGTAGTTGACTTGCGCCCGTAAGGGCGTATAATCGAGTCCATCTTGCCGGGCGCGCGCATAGAGTCTAAGCGTTTGAGCAAGCAATAGAATACCGCGATTTGTCGCGCCCCACCTCTGCATGGAGAGGTTGGGGCGCTTTTTGTTTTGTGGAACCCACTCGCGTGATCTTCAGACCATTAGTGCTCGCCGAGGTGAGGCATGAGTAAAAAGAAAAGCAGCATCACGCCGACGATTATCCGCAAGACGTTTGCGGTCGAGCGCAAGACGATTGACGCCGAGGCCGGAATCTTCGAGGCGATGATTTCAACCGAAGAGGTCGACCGCGACGGCGACGTACTGCGTGCCGACGGGGCGGAGTTGGGCAATTACATGAGAAATCCCGTCGTCCTCTTCGGGCACAGATATAACGATGTGGATGCCGTGGTAGGCAAAGCGCTCGAAGTGACCGCCGTTCCCGGTCAGGGCATCCGGGCGCGCTTCCAGTTTGCGGGCGGCGATGTCAACCCGAAGGCCGAGACGGTGCGCCGGCTATGGGCCGGGGAATTCTTGAACGCCACGAGCGTCGGGTTCATCCCCAAGCAGGTCGGCGAGCGCGGAAATGATAGCGAGCGGAGAGGCCAAGATTTCAAGCGCTGGGAGTTGTTGGAGTTCAGCATCGTTCCCGTGCCGTCCAATCAATCGGCGCTCAGATTGGCGGTCAGGAGTTTTGACGATTTCCTTTCGACAGCCGTTAGGCAGTCTGATACCAAAGAACCCGCTGCACAGCAACGCGCATGGGTGCGCCGGCTGTCCGTCGAAAGCGACTTGGGACAGCAAACCCTGCTCGTCGCATTCCGTACTCACAACGTCGAAGTTCCCGAAGATGCCACGCTGTTGCAAATGGACTCTGTGTTCGGGGAATGCACCGAAGTCCTGCACCCGGACGCGGGCAAGACCGTCATGCTCAAGGATGCGCTGTTCGTGCCGCCGCTGGAATTTCGGCCGCCCGAATTTTCAGGCGAACCGAATGACGCTGTATACGTTCTATCCAGCCGCGACCAGCCCGACGACAAGATGGTTTCAAATGAGAATGGCCTATGGAGTGTGTTGAGCCTGTCCGACATTTTAGCGAGCGTGGAAGGCGCGACTGAAGCTGTCGGAAAATCGGCAGCCTCAGAGGGTCTCGGATTCGGCGTGGATGCTCTGACACAGCGGGGCATCGAGCGAGCGCGCCGCATGATATTGCGTTCACAGAAGCTATCTAAGTTCGCGCTCACCAAGCGCGGGCGCGTGCTGTCGGCCAAGAACGAGAAAAAGATTCGCGACGCGCGCGACAATCTCGACGAAGTGCTGAAGGAAGTCGAGGAGCAGCCCGATGAATCGCCTCGCGAAGAAACACAAGACGGCGTCGCGATGAAGGGCCCCATCGCCTCACACGAAACGCCGAAGGCCGACCCCGACACTGCCTGGGACGGGCCGGCAGTCGTCGCCTCGCTGCCCAACGACCGTGAAGTCCTGCGTCGTGTCCATGCCTGGGTGGACGAGAAGGGCGACCCCGACGCCAAGCAATCGTACAAATTCCCCCACCATTTGGCGGACGGCCGCGTGGTGCTGCGCGGCGTCAACAACGCGATGGCCAGACTCCCGCAGGCCAGCATCCCCGACGAGGACCGTGCCGGCGTCGAAGCGCACCTGAATCGGCACCAGCGGCAGTTTGAGGACGAGAAGTCCCCTACCCCACTTGATGCAGACAGCGAGCGCGATCTCGCTGATTCGCTGCAAGTCTTAGTCCATACATTACAGGAGGTCTACCAATGAGTGACACAGTGCTCGAGCAAATCAAGAGCGAGATCGCGCAACTCGCTCAGGTGGTGAAAGACCACCAACAGAACGGCGACAAGGCCACGCTCGATACGAAAGCTTTGGCCGAGGTTGTGCAAGGTCTTGTCGACAAGCAGGTTGCCGCGAAGCTGGCCGAGGCCGAGGCCAATCGCCCGACGCGGCGGGGCGAGATCATCGGCCTGCCGGATCGGGTGGTCATCCCCGGCCACGGCCTCGTGCCGGGCTTCGGCGTGCCGAGCAAGGGCATCGTCGAGTCGGGCAAGTTCGCCGGCTATTCGGTCGACGATTTGCTGTTCGTCAACTGGATACTGTCGAAGGCCAGGGCGTACGAGCCGAACCGGGTCAAAGCGCCGACCGACGAGCTGTCGGGCATCGTGAGCAAGGCGCTATCGGCGACCGGGGCTGGCGCCGGCGACGAATACGTGCCGACCGGTATGGCGGCCATGCTGTGGCAGGACATGTTCCTGCAATCGAAGGTGGTCGCCACTATCGGCCCGATGCCGATGCCGAGCGACCCGTTCGAGATCCCGCTAGGCTGGGGGACGATCGTCTGGCGAAAAGGGACGGCCAATCAGGCCACGACCGTCAACGACCCCGCCACGGCTAAGAGCACGCTGACCAGCACCGAGCAGGTGACGGAGTTCAACTGGTCGTACGACCTGGACGAGGACGCGGTGATCGCCGTGCTACCGACCCTGCGCAGCGAAGTCGGTCGCGACGGCGCCGAGCAGATGGATCGCTTCGTGCTCAACGGCGACTCGACGGACGCCGCCACGGGCAACATCAACAGCGACGATGGCAACCCGGCAGACGACTCGTATTACCTAACCGTCGGCCAGGATGGCATTCGCCATCTGTACCTGGTAGACAACACCGCGCAGAGCGCCGACATCAGCACCACGCTCACCGATGCGCTGCTGCGTGCCGGCATTGGCCGGCTGGGGAAATATGCCGCCGATGTATCGCGCCTGGCAATGGCGGTGGACGCCGAGACCTACGTCAACGGCATGTTGGGCCTGACCAACGTCGTCACGGTCGACAAGTTCGGCCCGAGCGCGACTGTCTTGACCGGGCAACTGGCCGCCTACGGTGGCATCCCGATCGTCGTGTCGGGCGCAATCCTGGAAGCCGAGGACGATGGCAAGCAGAGCGTGACCGCCGCCAATAACGACGAGGGCCAGATCACCATCTACCACCGCGACATGTGGAAGGTCGGCTTCAAGCGGCAGTTGACTATCGAACTTGACCGCGACATCCGCAAGCGGCAATTCGTGATGGTCGTCTCGTTCCGCATCGCGACCGCCGCGCGCGGCACGCGCAGCACGGCGACGCACACCGCCGGCGTGCATGGTATCGTCCGCGCCTAAGGGTAATCACGTAGGATTACCCCAACTAAGGGTAATCACGTAGGATTACCCCAACGACGGATTCCACGGAAAGGATTTTCTAATGGCTAACGAACTCGACTACGACGCCTACGGTCATCCCGTGACGCTGCACTTCGGCGTCGCCAACGTGGCCGCCAACGCCACGACGAACCTGACCCTGCCGCAAGGCGGCTCGTTCGTCGTGCCCACCGGCTACAAGTTTCATCCGATGATGCTGAACGGTATCTCCAACGCCGACCTCTCCGCCGGCGGGGCGACCTTCAACGTCACCGCCAACGGGACGGCGGTCGCCGGCGCGCCGACGGCGGCGCTGTCGGACACCGTTCAGCGCGCGGCGGGCGTTGCCCGTGTCGGAGCAGCGCCTATCGCTGCGGGGCAACTGGTTGCGGTCAACATCGTCGCCGACGCGAACTTCGCGCCGAACACGGCCGACGTGGACGCGGTGCTCTCCGGCGTGCTGCTGCCGGCATGACGGACACTAAAGTTCTGGTGGGGATCCCGACGTACGACGCAGGGGCGCACATCAACCTCATGGCCTCACTCTTGAACGAGATGAGCGCCCCTGGCAGCCCACCTTTTCGGGTGGCGACGCACATCTCGTCGTTGCTGGCTTTCACCTGCAATGCGCTGTGGGTGACGGCGCTCAACAACCGCGCCGAGTTCACCCACTTCCTGATGATTCACGCCGACGTTCTGCCGAATGAACCAGGCTTCATCGGCAAGATGCTTGCCGAGATGGAGGCGCAACACTGCGATGTGCTATCCGTTGTCTTACCCATCAAAGACGACAAGGGACTTGCTTCCACCGCGTTCGTCCCCGATGCCAGATATGCCGGGTTGAAGACCGACCCGGTGCGCCGGCGACGCCTGACGCTGCGCGAGGTAGACGGCCTGCCCGAGACGTTCGGCGTGGGGGATGTGGCTGAGCTGTTCGATGTCGGGTACGCACCCGATCCGTGTCTGCTGGTCAACACGGGCCTCATGTTGGTTTCTATGACCGGCAAGTGGGTTGAGAAGGTGCGCTTTCAAATCAATGACGTGGTTTACCGTAAACCCGATGGTCAGTTCGACGTCGACGTCGAGCCGGAAGATTGGTTCTTCTCGCGGATGGCGTATCTGGCTGGCGCGCGCGTGTTCGCGACGAGAGCCGTCAAGGCAAGGCACGCCGGCCGCGCGCAGTTCCCGAACTGGGGCGCGTGGGGCCGGCTGGAGCACGACCTGCCTGAGGGTAATCACGCAGGGGGTAATCACGCAGGATTACCCGAGGGCAATCACGCAGGATTACCCGAGGGCAATCACGCAGGATTGCCCCAACAGGAGGAGCCGAATGAAACTGTATTGCAAGAGCGCTTACGACAACACAGCCTCGAAGCTGCACTTTGAGGCGGGCGTCATCGA